TGGATTTTGATTAAACTCATTTACTTTATATTTGTACCCATTCAAAATATATGGGAACAAAGGTTCTCTTGTATTTGTAAATGGAGATGTTGAACTATCACCAGACTCAATGGTACAGAAGTATGCGTAAATTCCATCTGGATATTCTGGAGTTTTACAGAATCTTCCATTGTACTCATCAAGATCCCCATCGGCGGTATAATCCCAATCATTAACAAAGAATCCAAGAGGATAAACAGATGTTGATGGTCTATTAGCTTTTGTACTTAAGGTATAACTTGGATTCAATCTACGAACTGTTCCACCAGTTGCAGCACCATATCCATATGGACCGTAAATGGGAGATCCATCATAGGCCCAACCAACAATAGGTGAGTGAGATACACTGGTCTTCTCTGAGAAATCACTTTCAATATTATCACCCAAAACAAGTCTAAGTTTTCTGGACAAGTATCCATGAATATACTTGTTTCCATAATTTGAGTTTTGGCTTTCAAGAATGATGCCGTCATCATTTTCACTTACACCAGACTTATGTTTCTGTACAAAGTCAACTTCCCACTTTTTAACATCCGCTCTAAATTGAGCCCCACTTCCAACAGTGTTGACTTTAACAGTAGTGTTTTTCTGTGTATATCCTTTACCCGAATCTACAATTGTTATACTAGAAATAGATCCATTATTTACGTTTGCAATAAGTTTTGCATATTTACCGTCCCCAACAACTTCAAGTGTAGGAGGAGAGACGTATCCATTACCTGCGATTTTAACAAAGGCTTGTGAGATCTCACCGTCATTATTAACAACAACGTCAACTACTGCAGCACTACCATTTGAAACAGTTACATTGGGTCTTCTGTGGACGTTAAATGTGTCTGTTACACCATAACCAGATCCAATAGAGGTAAGATGTACATCAGTAATATTTCCTGTACAAATTGATCTAACTCTTGGAAGAGAAATTGATGTGTTCGCAGTTCCAGAAACTGCATCAATAGAAACTGCAATTGGTGGATATCTAAAGGTATGTGTACCAACACCAACAGACTTAATATCAATAAACTGATTCTTATTAAAATTGGATGTGGTTGCGGTTGTTCCAATACCAGCACTGGCTACTTGGAATCTATTTTCGTCTAATACGTTGATATAATAATTTTGTGATACAGATAAACCACCAATTGCAGTACCCGTGGTTCTATATTCAACAAGGTCTCCAGTCTTAAATCCGTGAGATTTGAAGAAAATATAGTCATTCGCAGTGTTGATACCTATCCTAGCGTCCGCAACGGTTGTATAGTCTTGTGGAGGGTATACAGAAGATGATACTTCAACCTTTCTGTTTGAATATCCAGAACCAGGATTATCAACAATAACTCTATCAAGTACATTTCTAAAAGTTGTGGATGTCAATACGTTGACACCCGCAGATTTACTTGTCAAATTAATCGCATTTTGACCAAGAATGGCATCATCATAAGTGTTCATCAGTTTTACCTGAGTGTCACTTACTTTATGAACATAGTAAATGGACTTATCTGCAAGTCCACCTACGGCTGCATATCCATCAGCTTTTTCATATACAACTGATTCCCCATTGTAGAACAAGTGACTTGTAGAGAATCCAATTATTTCATCAGCGGTATTAACGTCAAGATCTGCGTTAAAGATTTTTGTATTCTTTACGGCCCTAAGTCTTGCAGATGCAGTTGCACCACTACCATTACCACCAGAAATTGTGATCAAAGGTAACTTCTGCAAATCATAACCACCGTAAGTTACTTCAATAGAACGGAACGATCCATTTTCAACAACAGCATATGCAGTTGCACCAGAACCAACCGAATCACTAATATTAATGTTTGGTGGATTAATTACATCAAATCCACTTCCACCATTTTCTACGTCAATATTTGCAAGACTGCCGTAATAGATTTCATCTCCAGATCTGTTTGAAACAATTTCTACACCGTTCACAAACATACCAATATTTTCTCTTTCGAGAGGTTCCTCAACTTCCTTGAGTTCTGGAGTTACTGGAAACTCTCTAAGGAAGTTTTGATACATTAAGTTTTTATTACTTAATGATGATGGAATCAGTTGATGATTTGCACTTCCACCACTAATGGATACAAATCTCTTCAGTGAGGCATCAAATGCACTTTGCGATAACTTGATTTCATTTTCAGTTATCCTTGTTACTGCATAGATTGATCCAGTGCTAAGTCCAACAACACTACTAGATCCAGCAGAAACTGGCGAATAAGTTACAAGATCACCATTATAGAATCCATGATTGGAAATAGTAATCGTGTTAGAACTTATATCATTTGGGGTAAAAGTTTTTCTTCTATTGGTTGCGTAAATCTTATATGAAGGTAAAGATCCAGATGCAACATAAAACTTTGTGCCATCAATACTGCTATAAGTATTTTGTACATTGGCGACGTAGTTTGTTACATTGATTGTGGAAGAATTGCTTGATGGGTGACTTAAATTCTTTCTAACAATATAAGACTTAGAAACACTTAGAGTGCCAGATGAAATTGTAATTTTGAATTGATTACTATTGACAATTTGAGATACTGTGCCTTGAACATTGGATGCAACAGCCCCAGTTTGATCAAGTAAAGTAACCGAATCATCAACATACAAAAGATGGGGTGTTGATGTCGTGATGGTGTTGTTAGTTACATCAATAATTGAGGTATTTGTTGCAGTATCTTTAGCAACATTGCTCTTGGTTTTTACGTTGTGGATCCAAGAATTCAATCTACGGTTAGATACTGATGAGACATCGCCAAGATATTTGACCGTAAACGTATCACCAGGAGACAAGAAGCCAACATTACTAATATTGGCATTAGAAACAACAGACGTAAGTCTAAAATAGACTGGTTTACGAATGTCGCCATTTTCATAGGAAACTATAGTATTGGATGATCTTACAAGTTGACCATCTGTGTATGCAGATGTAATTCCAGATACACCAAAGAACTGAGTAGAAGATTTAGACAGATATGTTGCGATTCCAACTGTTTGACCAGTTCCAACATAAACAGATCCAGTATTTCCAAATCCCAGGGTAGAATCAACGGTTAAAACAGTTGAACCGATGGAAACAGACTCAACAAGAGCGGAAGAACCAGTAACTTCAAAGTCTTCAGTGATAGAATTTTTACTGAGACTAATCAAATAGTATGGTTTGTTGTTTCTTGGATAACTTTGGATGTTAAAAACAGAACCACTAATGTTAGTGTTTGTCGTTTGATATATTGTTTGTCCAATAATATTATCTGGATCACCACTGATTAGTTCTGCAACCATATCATAGGTTACAACGTAGTCAGCATCCGATGGGGCGATCAGATATTCGATGGGCTTGATGATTTCTGCCCTTTGATTGTATAATACGTTGAATAGAATTTTTATGGCTTCATCAGTTCCCTTTGAAGCATAAAAATCTTTTGCCTGACGTAAGAAATTGGCTTTATCTACCGCACCATTAAGACTTCTATCTTCGAATCCTGGTAAAAATTGAGTTTTCGTCTTTTTCCAGAATTCTTGTAAAAATAGATTACTTAAATTTAAAACTCTTGTGGAAGAAGTGTGACTATCCGCTTCAGTTTCGGAAAATACCAAACTTTCTGGTTGATTCGACTTATGAAGACTTTCAACACCACTAAAACCACGGACACAACCAGTAAACGTGGTTTCTGTCTTTCCAGTATATGTAATGATCTCATCATTGATCTTTAAAAGACCATATTTCTCTGGCCAACCATCCGTGGAGGTTACATTGATGGTTGAATCAAAGGAAGTAACGTCGCTAGTTACCGTGGTAAATCCAATCAGGTTGGTATTACCACTGTAGGTTTCTACCTTTTGATATTCATTTAAATTTGAAATGATATCAATTGGACCGCCTTGAAATTCTTGTGCAATATAACTTTGCTCAAGAAAATCCACAAAAAGTGGATTATCATTACTTACAAATGATGGTAATTGACTTTTTACGATCTGATTGATCTGGACTTTCTTAGAAGCGGTGTCGATCATTACTGTCTAATATATTTTCCGTTTGAGAAGCTGGAAGTTGAGACAAAAGTTGTGCCTGATGTATTTGCACCTGTTGAAATAACATCTTCAACCGTACTCACTGTACTGTTGGCAACCGAAAGTTGTACATAAAGATCCTTCAAACCAATAATATCGTTAGAATCAGGTATGGCTTGAATTTCAATAATGTTATTGTCCTTCACTGTGGATAAAATCCTTATTGTATCTATAAGGATTTCACCAACATCATATTTGACCGTTCCTGCATTTTTAACAACAACTTCTGGTTCTCCTGTAGATGTCAATCTAAAGATAAAGAGACGACCAGTTGTATTGTTTTCATAATAATCTGAGAAATAGAGTGTTCCTCTAATTCCATCAACGGTAAATCCAGTAGACTTAATATTGAATCCAGATCTACGATTATGGAATTCATTCCCATAACATAATTCATATTGGGCAAAGTTTGCCGTATCTGCAATCAAGTCTCTGCGAATAATTACTTTTGTAATGTTAGAAGTTATTGATGTATCGGTCTCATCAATAATTCTTTGAGCTTTACTATACTTAAATCTACCACCAAACTTGTTCAAATCGGCAGAATTTGAATAAGTGTTTAGAGATGTTGTAATTTTGGTCTTAAGATCAGCTGCACTACTTACCATGTTGGTATTGTAATAGACCGTGCTGTCCAATTCAACAAACAGATACTTGAGATCAATGATCTCTGGTCTAATACCAGCAACAGAGTAATTCTTTAGTTTTTGTGTAATCTGTCTTTTGTCAAAATCAGAAATGAATTGACCATTTTTAGGTTTGATTGAAATGAAAACCTTACCAAATTGAGGAGGAGTTGCATCTTCACCACCATATGCAGTTACACTCTCTGCATTAGAGTAAATTGTTGGAATGATCGCTTCATAATCATTTGCAGTTACCGCACGGTGTTGAGATGCATAAACTCTTGGTGCAAGATTTTTGATAGTGCTAATACTTTCAATCTCAGCACCATTTCTTGATACCTGGTTAGTAATAATATCCGAGATTCCAGTAGTAATCAGTCCACCATCATTATCAACTAATTTTCCAGAAAAAGCGAAGTTCGAGACACCATTACCATTGACACCATCACAAACGATGTAGGAGACGTTTACAACGTTGCCTGAGGAGAGTTTCTTACCAATTACCCCATCACCAAAGAGAATCTCATATTTTTCATCCTGAACCTCTTGCAGGAGATAGATCTCAGATGTGGTCTTAATTCCAACGATATTATCGACTTGTGGATAAACTTTCTGTGTAGAAGATGAAGAGGTATCCTTTACCTTTACCCTAATCGTTGAAGTGTCAACATATGGGTTTGGAATAATAAATCTTTGATTGGTTTGTGAACCATCAACGATAAACTCTTTAGTTAGATATGTGCCCTGTTTGATGTCAACTGTAAAGAACGCAATACCATCGACAACTGGTGATGTAATATCCTCTGGAACTGCGAAAGTGTAGTTTGTGTTTGCAAAATTACCAAGAGCAACAAGACCAGACTTCAAAGTTATTGTTGATTTTGTTGTTCCTGAACCCAAATCAACAGAGAATGAAATATTTGCAGTTGACGATCTTCTTGAAGAGGGAACATATCCAATATTTCTAGCCAATGCAACTACATTTTCTCTCAATGTAGCACTATCAATGAACGCCTCATTGGCGACCATGTTAGCATTGTAGTTTGTGATGTATGAATTATATGCAAGCGTATCAATCAGGATCGATAAGTTTGATCCTTCAAAGTCAAAATCTGTAAAATTTGAATTTGACCTCAAATACTCACGCAGAGAGGCTTTAATCTGCTCAAAGTCTAGGTTGGTATATTGCGTAAAAGCCATTACTCTCTAGTTGGTTGGAGAATGAACGTTAATTCTTGTGTCGGTGTAGGTAAACCAATGATATCGTAGGTAATTTCTACGGTAATTTCATTGGTATCGGGTGGATGTGACGCCACAACCGACCTTAAATTTACTCTTGGTTCGAAATTATTGATCGAAGTTTCAATTTCAGTCTCCAATCGAATCAAAAGATCACGATCAGCTGGTTCAAAGAGACTATTTCTAACTTCAGAACCAATTAAAGAGTTAAATGGTCGCTCATTATTAATGGTTTCTACAAGATTTCTTACAGATCTCTTGATTGCATCTTCATTTGTAATCGCAACCACATCATTAGTTACAGGATGCCTCCTGAAAGACAAAGAAATGTCTTTAAAACGACGTGATTGACGAACAGCAGACATCTACCGATACAAATTTTCTGCTATATTTATACTACTCATGCCAACGTTCAACGAAGTCATCAAAACCACCAGGTCCGCCACATGGTCTTGACATTCTATCTTCAGGAACTTCGTACTTTTTCTTCTTAGCTTTGTCTAAAAGTGCATCAGAAGAAGGATGTGTGATCAATCTCATCCCACTTTTGATGAAATCTTGACCTAGATCTACTGGATTTTGAGCCATTTTCTGTCTTTTTGAGGAGAACAGAACTTTTTTAGGGGTTGCTATCCCTGTTACTATCTATACTCTTATCGAAAAATTGTAATTAAGTGCAATTCTTCGGTTTACATTCGTTGGGCAAGTGCTTGAATGATAGTGAAGACCATCAAACATTACAAAACGATTTGATTTACACTCAATTTTTTCCTTTACTGTGAGTGTTTTGTTTAATTTAGACTCATAAAAGTCCATCATACTCATGTTGGAGGTTGGATCATACTTTTCATTATAGATGATCGTCTCTCCATCACTGTCATTCAAGTATAAAAGTCCAACTTTATGATCATGTGGGTGATCAATGTGTGGTCTGTTTACATATTTTCCACCTGGTTTTGAGAT